CTTATGTCAGCAACTAACAAAGCTCGTTTCTCAGGCTTTGCAGGTATTGCTACTAAGTTCAACAATGTTCAAGGTACAACACAAGCAACAATTACTGGCGCTGCAGACGTTTACGTTTCAGACTTCGGTAACCACACAGTTAAACTAGACCGTTTCATGAGAGATCAAGCTGTTCTCTGCGTTGATCCTGGTTATGTTGGTTTAGCTTCACTACGCCCAATGAGCAAAGAAGAACTTGCTAAAACAGGCGATAGCACAAAATGGTTACTCACAGCAGAATACGCATTAGTGGTTCAAAACCCAGATGCACATGCTAAAGTACAAAACGTAGGTGCTTAGTAAGTAGATGTGATACAATAGAGGGTGTTAATTCGCCCTCTTTGTATTTTTATATATGATACTTTCAACATTTGAAAACGATAATAAAACTGCTAATGTATGCAAAATAGCAGGAGAATATGAAGTTATGTTTTATAAAGACAATTCATATTTAGATAGCCAAGTAGCATTAACAGAACAACAAGCTGAAAATATAGCTGAAGATTGGGTATTAAATGCCAATACTGTTTGACCATAATAGCGTAACAGGTGTAACTCAATACTTTGATTACGACCCAGCTAAAGATACATACTACCTAACTTCTACACAAGATATAAGTGGAATGTTAGACAAGATTAAACAAGCAAGAGATAACCCAGATACATGGGATAAAGGCGTTAAACAAGAATGGGCGCACTTTGCTAGTATTCCACCTGTAGTGGAAATGCAGCTAAAACAAAAAGGGATAGATATATATAACCCTAACCAAACAAAAGAGTTGATGAAAGAAATCAACGAGAACTATCCATACTTAAAACTGACTACTAAACGTGGCTAAATATATTTTTATTGCGTGTGTATTATACACACTCACAGGATGCACACAATTTGCAGCATCTGTATCAGGAACATTTATAGGCAATATTGCTTCAGATAGAGTAATAAAGGATATGGATAAAAATAAGAAGTGACTTGGAATTACAGAATAATTAAGAAGCATGGTGAAACATTTTCTAAAGAAGATGAATACTATGTATTAACAGAAGTATTTTATAGAGAATCAGGCGAAGTCATGGCGTTTAGTGATGCAGAAAATATCATAGCATCTAGCCCACAAGAAATTATAAAAATATTAGAAACAATGCTTCAAGACGCTAAAAAAGATATACCAATACTTACAGAAAAAGACTTTGAATAAAGACGAATTAAAGAATATACAATTAGCTATACACGACCTTATCACTAAGGAAGCGTATGACGAAGCATTACCTCTAATCTACACAGTATTAGAGATATATCCTAATGATGCAGCTACACTAAACTTCTTAGGTTATATTTGGCTACAAGGTGATAAGCCAGCATTTGCTTATCAATTCTTCCGTAGAGCATTACAAGAACAACCAGGTAACAAAGCATTATGGACATCTCTAGGTCGTGCAGCTCACGAAATGGATATGCCAGAGGAAGCTATACAATATTTCCTAAAGTCAGCAGAATTAGACCCTAGTTATCATTTAGCTTATTCTAATGCAGCAGCAACTCTAGTACAGATGTCTAAATGGGATGATGCAGAGAAGTCATGTAAGATGGCTTTAGAATGCAATGCAACAGATTTACACGCACAATTAAACCTAGCACATAGTTATCTAGCCAAAGGTGAATATGATAAAGGCTGGAAAGAATGGGGTAAGTCTTTAGGTGGTAAGTTCCGTAAAGAATGGGTATATGGTAACGAAGTAAGATGGGATGGAACACCTGATAAAACATTAGTTATTTATGGCGAACAAGGTTTAGGTGACGAGATATTCTATGGATCATGTATTCCTGACGCTATCAAAGCTAGTAAGAAAGTCTATATAGACTGTGACCCTAAACTAGAAACATTATTTAGACGTAGTTTTCCTGAAGCAGAAGTACATGGTACTCGTAAAGAAGCTCATCCTGAATGGATAGCAGATAAAGAATTTGATTATAGATGTGGTGTAGGTGGATTACCAGAGTTCTTTAGACATAACAATAAAGACTTTCCTGGTATACCTTATCTAAAAGCTGATCCTGAAAAACGTATTATGTGGAGAGCTTTATTTGACTCTTATAAAAAGAAAGTCATAGGTATCACTACAAAAGGTGGCATTAAACTCACTAATGCTAAAGGTCGTAAGCTCACAGAAGATGATTTACAACCATTATTAAGACGCAAAGATATACAATTAGTAAGCCTAGATTATAGCGTAGAACGCAAAATTGATGGCGTAAAATACTTTGAATTTGCAACAGACGCAAAAGATTATGATGATACAGCAGCTATGATTGCTGAACTAGATATGGTTCTAGGTGTCAATACTACAGCTCAACATTGTGCTAGTGCTATGGGTGTTAAAACATGGTGCTTAGTACCTAAGTATCACCAATGGCGTTATGCTCAACCTAGTATGCCATGGTATCGTTCTATGCGATTAATTTACCAAGATAACAGAACATGGCGAGAAGTCATTGAAAGTGTAGCCACCCAAATATAATGGGTATGGGTGATTGGATCATGGCTTCAGCAGAAGTCAAAGAAGCAAACCAAAGCACAGGTAAGAAAGTAAAACTTGGCAATGGTCACCAAATGTTTATTGATCCACATATTTTTGCTAACAATCCTAGATTAGCTACTAAAGATGATACAGACGTAGTATGGGTAGCAAACTATCCTGGTAAAAGACCTTATCTAAAAGGTTCAGATGGTAAACATCTTATCTTTAATGACGAATATAAACCTAAAGCAGGTGAAATATTCTTTAGTCACGAAGAAAAGAAGTGGATAGATAGTTTTGATAAAGGTGACTACATTGTCGTAGAACCTAATGTTAAAAAAACATATCTACATACAGTGAATAAATCATGGGATAAATGGGAAGCATTACTTAAACATGATTTACCATGGCTACAATTAGGTGATATATCTACACCTAAATACACAAGGTGGCAAGAAACACCTACCTTTAGAAACGCATTACAAGTATTAAGCAAAGCAAAGTTATTTGTAGGAACAGACGGTGGTTTACATCATGCAGCAGCAGCTTTAGGCATACCATCTGTAGTTATTTGGACAGGATTTACTTCACCGAGGCATTTAGGATATGACACCCATAGAAATATACATGACGGTTCAGAGCCATGTGGGACTTTTCATAGCGTATGTCAACATTGCCTTCTAAAAGCGAAAAACATATCTGTAGAACAGGTTTTAGATGCAGTTAATACTGAGTGGTATAGAACGCAGAGATAACGTCTTAAAACGCTTACAAACGCATTGTAAGGGTATTTTAACAAGAGATTGGGATGGTAAGTCTATTCCTGTAGTTGTTGGCAATTTACATGGTGCTGATAATATACAAATGGAGTGTATGAGACAAAATATACCCTATATTCTCATAGATCATGGTTATTTTCACAGAGCTTCAGACTTATCTTGGGCTAGATTCTGCGTAAATAACTATCATTGCACAGATTGGCGTAGTTCAGATAGAGAAATACCTAAAACACACGAATATCGGTCAGGTGAAAACGTAGTTATACTGCCACCTGCTGACAAAATAGCCTATATCTACCAAAAATATAATTGGTTAGACCAAACGATAGAGGAAATACGCAAATATACAGAACGTAAAGTTGTGGTTAAGCGTAAAGGTGAAGGTGATTTTAAGCAAACTATGAAAAAAGCTCATGTGATTGTGAGTTTTGGTAGTGTTGCAGATGTAGAAGCAAGTATTCATGGTATCCCTGTGATTGTTTCAGATCATAGTCCGGCAATACCTATTTCAAACAAGATTCAAGATATAGAAAACTTAAAATACCCAGATAGAACTGAATGGTTACGTTCACTAGCTAGTGCTGAATGGCATAAAGACGAAATGGACAAATGCTGGGAAAGATTAAAAGGACAATTAGATGGCATTAACTAACTACACCACGTTTACAGCGACAGTAGAAAGCTACTTAGCTCGTAATGACTTGACAAGTGTTATACCTGACTTCGTTCAGATGGCACAGTTAAGAATGAGTCGTGATTTAAGAACAGAAAGAATGTTAAAGGTTGCAACAACTAGCCCAACTGATAACAAAGTAGCGTTTCCATCTGATTTCTTAGAGTTAAGAGAGATGCACTTACAAGGCAATCCTCCTATTCTATTAGAGTTCCAAACACCTGATCTATTCTTCCGTAATGGTCAAACAACATTATCAGGTCGTTCACACTACTTTACAATGTTAGGTACAGAGTTCCAATTTGCACCTAGCCAAGATACATCATATACAGTTCAAATTT